CTGCGTTCTTTACCGTTAGTTCTACGGTGAACGACATTACTTCTCCTGCGGTCATAGATAGCGGAGGCAACTGGTCGAAGATAACCGTTCCCTCATAAATAGGAGCGCTGGTGGTCGCGGTAGTGTTGCCCTGAGGAGCAACCGAGAATGCGACTTCGGTGCCGTAGTTGTCGTAAAGCAAACGGTAAAGCGAGCCAGAATCACCGGAGGCGATACCAGTTAGCGATAGTTTGTATTCCTGTAGCGCCTGGACTTCGCAGAACGTTCTCGAACCGCCAGGAGCGTCTGCGAGAGTTAGTTCGATGTTGTCGGCGTCGCAAGCGTAATCGGTTGTAGCGATCTTAAACTTAATGTTCTGCGCTTTAATGCGTGCTGATGCTGCCATTTCTTTTCCTTTTCTAAAGAGTTATGGAGAGGTCTGTGGTTAGAGATGCCGCGAGATACTGCGCGTTATTCACGTCTAGAGTGTAGGGTTCTCCTACTCCCTTAAACGTGGCATAACTAGGCAGAGCGTTCACGACGTCCTCGATTAGTTGGTCGAGAGATTCCGTAGCCATTTCGTTATCGGCAGTCATAGCGACGCAGATAAGTTCCAGACCAAGGAGGTATTCCCGGCTAACCGAGGAAGTCGATAGATACGGAGCCGAGGAGCGAATGATTACAACCGGAGGAACTACGCGACCAGGAACGTAGGGAACTACGTCCAGACCTGCCTCCTGTAAAGCCAGAGCGAACTCTGCCTTAGATGCGGTAATCTCCGACACTTAGACTCCGTAGTCGATGAACGGCAGGAGCAACGGGTAAACCGCCGAGAGAGGATCGCGTCCAACTCTCACCGGGTTACCCGTCGCGTCTGCAAACTGCGAGATTCCGTTAGGAGCAGAACGTCGGTGGAAGAGTTCCGACGAGGCGATATAAACCGCCTGGTCGCGGATAGCCGTAGGGACTGTAGTAGCCTCACCGATTAGACGCGTAATAAGCGCCTCTCCGGAGGTTAGACATTCCTGAGGGAACTCCGTCGAATCTTTCGTTCCGACGTAATCCTTAAACTCTGCTAACGTAACTGCCATTTAGGGAACCTACTAAGCAGTAACGTCTAGTTTGACGATCGCGCCTAGGCGTGGAGTTGCAACTGCCATATAACCGTAAACAGAAACGCTGTCGGTTAGTGTGGTAATGTCGCCGTCGGTTAGACGAACTGGCGAACCTGCCGACTCCATTGAGATTAGAGCAGCCGAGTTAGCCAAGTAAACGACGCCAGTCGCCAACTGTGGGTCTACGATAATCGGAAGACCGAATACCGAACCAGATAGTCCTGGAATGTTGGCAGAGCCGATGTTGTTAACGCCGGCACCGTCCTGGAGGAGAACTGGACGACCGTCCGAACCAGCAACCTTAACGATGTTTACGTAAGCGTCTGGCGCGGCGATAATGAACTCTGGACGAAGACCTGAGTTCTGATAGATGTAGTTAGCACCGTTGGCAATACCCTCGGCTAGTGAGGCTGCGGTTCCGCCGTCGGCGTCCATAACCTTACCAGTCCAGTCTGCGGCTGCTAGAACTGCTACAACTTTAGCGTTGGTTGCACGAGCATAGGCGATGCTTAGACCAGCGAAAACCTGGTCTAGAGTATTTACCTGACTTCTTTCGATGTATTGCTTCGTGAAACTGCTATATCCGCCGTAGGTCGAGACTGCGGTCGAGACGGTCTCAAAAGTGAGGTTACCGAATGATAGCGCCTCACCCTCAGGGTCTTGAACGCCTACCGCTAGGGTGTTGGTGTCGATCTGAGCGTATTCAACAGTTAGACCGGTGTCTGGCAACGCTGCGCGCTGGAATGCCGACAGGGTAGGACGGTTGTTGTCGATTAGTCCGTTAATGTAACCGAACCAGGGAGCAACGATCGCGGCGTCTGCCGAAGTCGATGCGGCGCGAGCAAGTTCGACGGCGTCTGCGTCGCCCTTAACCATAGCCTTAGCAAACTCGCCCTGGCTGCGGAACTTCGAGCCTGGAATAGCCGCTGGAGTGTTTACGGTCATACCAGCCTCGACGATGCGACGGATTTCCGCTACCTCGTCCTGGACGGCACGAACGTCAAGTTCTACGTTTTCCATAGATTCACTTTCGTTAGATTGGATTGGGATTTCCGCCTCGACAGGAGTTTCCTGTTCGTTGCGTATCTCTGTAATAGCCGCGCCAGCAAAAGCCGGGAACGGCACCACAGAAACCTCTGCGAGAGAAATCGACTTACGGATAACCGTAGAGCCGTCTCTTTCGGATTCGAGCGGTTTAAAGCCGATAGAGAAACGGTTTAGAACTCCGTCTTTCATAGCCAGGTAAACCTCTTCGGCGCGCTGGATTCCGCGCGTAAGTTTCGCCACGATCTCGAACCCGTGTTCGGTGTCGCGTCCTTCGACTACTTTCCCGATAGGAACGTCGTCGTGTTGGTGTCCATAGAAAATCTTTACGTCTTCTACGGAGGCGATAGCGCCAGGAACGAAACGCTCCTGGTATGCTCCGCCGATGTCGGCAGTTTCGCCATAAGGAACGGCGATGCCTCTAATCTGGTATTCGTCGGATTCGTCTAGACGAACCTCGAACGAACGGGTCTCTAGGTCAGACATTTAGTCCCTCTTTCTCTCGAACTTCGTCGATAGTCATAAAGCCGGCTGCGATTGCGGTCTGGTATAGGTTGTAGCGGCTTGCCGGGTCTGCGCGGAATAGATCGTCGAACGAGAATCGGGTTACGGTGCCGCGAGGTAGGCAACGCGATAGCGCGTCCGCAATAGAGTCCAGGTAGTTTATAAGCGTGGTCTTATAGAAAATCTGTAGTTCTTCAACCATATTTGTATAAGTGTCGGAACTGCCGTCGATGCCGGTTAGGAGCATTCTTGCCGGGATACCGTAGAGGCGCGCGATTTGCTGGACGTTCTGCGACTGGATGTCTGTAAATAGAGCGTCTTTAGGTGATAGCGCTACAGGCTGGTAGTCGAACCCGGAGCCTAGAACGGCTATCTGTCGGTTCTGTTGCTTATTGTGCCAGTTAGCGGTTACGGCGTCTGCGTCCTCTTTAGAAAGGTTTAGAGCGGTCTTTAGAACGCCTGTAGGAACTCCTCCAGCGGTATTCCAGTTCGCGGCGAAGTCGCGCCAGTCGATCTGCGCGGCGATGTCTTTAGATGCCGACTGGATAGGTGAGATGCCTCTCAGTAGCCCTGGACGGCTGAATAGTTTTAGATGCTCGATGCGGTCACTAGTGTAGGTCTGTCCGAGGTAGTCGTAGACTTTGCGTCCGGTTAGTCCGTTTACGCCGTCTAGACGGACGCCTACAGAGCCAGGGTCGAGAATGGTTAGATTATTGGTTCCGCCACGCGAGTCGGGAGTTTTAAGCCAGAACGCGTTACCGTCTAGAGCAAGCGATACGACGGTCTGAAACAGGAAGTCCCTGCGCGTATCTTCTAGGCTTGGGTTATTGACTAGTAGCGGATTTTCGATTTTTTGCTCGAATCCGCCCGCGTAGCGGAACGTCTCAAGTCGGAGACCGGCGACGCTGGTTCCGAGAATAGAAATAGAGCGATAGATCGCGGTAAGCGTTAGAGCGCTCGTAGGGTTTACCGTAGTCGCTGCGCGAGACGGGATAGTAGGCTGGACGGCGCGCGTTTCTACGCGACGCGAAAATAGATTCCAGATAGACGCCATAAAACTAGGTTACTAGGTTTATAACGAAATGGTAACGACACGCCGCTAAAAAACTTGCACGCCGGCAGACTTATTAACGCTACATACGTATAATGCCCAAACTGTCGCGAGGAGTCCGTCCACGTCTCCCAGGCTATCGGCTCGCGAGATTAGCCACGATTCGCCGTGATACCTGGTCATAGCGAGACCGTTCTGGAGAACCAGGAGAGGGTCGTCGTTATGTTTAACGCGTTCGTTTGCGAACATAGCGTAAACGGTCATACAAGCCGTCGTAATCTCTTTAGACCATAACTGCCAGACCGGGAGTCCCTGCGCCTTTAGGCGACGGATTAGAGCGTGATTCCAGCGATCGTCTAGCGCGATAGCCTGGACAGGGAACCGCTTATACAGGTCGAGAATAGCCTCGACTAGTTTGTCCTCTGTAGGTTGCACTAGAGACGCGACGAGTTCCGTCTCGTAACGATCTCCGACTCGGACGGCTGCCGCGATAGTTGCGTGGCTAAAGTTTCGCGCCACGTCGATTCCTAGAACGATGTCCTTTAGTTCGGTGATTCCCTCGCCGGCTGCGTTCCTAAACATAAAGCCAGGGAGCCAGGACTCCATAGAGCCGCTAATAAACTGGTTTAGGGTATAACGTCGGACTTCGTGTTCTGGCTGCGTAGCGATGTCGGAGAGGACGCGCTCGATAGGAACGCGACCGCAAGCGACGGCAGGGTTCGCCGCCATAATCGCGGCAGGGTCGTCAATAGGAGCATTCTCCGGAGCCTCGTAGATAAACGCTCCGAAACGTTCCAGGGACTCGTCGCCACGAATAGCCTGTTCCGCTTTCTTATACAGGTCTATAAGCGTCGTAGACTCCTGGTCTCCTGCCGTCGTAATCATAACGACCTGTGCATTAGTGAGAGCGCTAGTTCCCTTAACCGCTGCCGTCCAGATACCCGGCTTAATAAGGTGTCCCTCGTCGACTAGAGCGCGCTGGAGAGGTTGTCCCTGAAGAGCAGCCTCGCGAGCCGGGTTCACTTTGTATTTGCCGGAGCCGTCTTTCTTAGTAAGACCGCGCGTATCCGTAGTCTTTTTAAACCGTTTCGCGAGCCAGGGATTACGGTCGATAACTAACTTAACGCGATCGTAAAGAATGTTCGCCTGGTCGCGTGAACTAGCGACCGAAGTAACGTCTCCCTTATGGAATACCAGCGCCTCCAGTGCCAGACCGCCTCCGAGGACGGTCTTACCGTTCTGGCGTCCGCAAGATATTAAA